AACTGATACCGGACGACAAGGCCAACATTTCTTCATCGTCAATGCTATATAAATAGTAGGTATATTTACTAACTATTGGATTATAAATGGCTAGAAATCCTTACATTTCACAGACGGTTAGATCTGAACAGGATCTCTATGAAAATATTATCATAGAATCGATTAAGATCTATGGCCAGAATGTCCAGTACATGCCTAGAACTTTAGTTTCTGAAGATAAAATCTTTGGCGAAGACGCTGTATCTAGATTCGATGATGCATACACTATTGAGATGTACCTAGAGAACATTGATGGATTTGACGGAGATCAGGATCTGTTTACTAAGTTTGGGGTAGAAATTCGTGACAGAGCAACACTACACGTTTCTAGAAAAGTTTGGAATAGAATAGTAGGTTCTAATGTAACTTATAATAGACCAAACGAAGGTGATTTAATCTACTTACCACTTTCAGATCAAATCTTTGAGATCATGAGAGTGGTTGACGATCAGCCATTCTATCAGCTATCCAATCTTCCTACCTATCGTATGGAGATTGAACTGTTTGAATACAACGATGAAGACTTTGATACAGGTATTGATGCTATTGACGAAGCAGAAGCGCTGGGTAACAGAATTAAACTTACTCTGGCAGCTACAGGCTCTAATGCTCTTAACATCGGTGAGAACGTTGAATACTTAGTAGATAGTGCTGCAGGTCCTAAACTTGTGGCAGAGATTGTGGCATGGGACGCTTCTACAAATATTCTGGAAGTTGCACATGTAGGTTCTACTGACGGTCAGTGGAGAACGTTCTCGGCAGGTACTACAATTACATCTACTGAAACAAGTATTACGAAAACAATTAGTTCTGTAGGTGAAGAATTACAACAGGTGTTTAGTCAGAACGCAGACTTTGAGACTGAGGGAGATAACATTATCGACTTCTCTGAAGGCAACCCATTTGGTGAGGTAACATAATGTTTAATCAGCATTTCTACCATGAGAAGATTAGAAAGTGTGTAGCAGTCTTTGGTACACTCTTTAACAACCTCTATGTGCTCCGTAAAAACTCATCAGGCGCTGTTATTAGTCAGTTGAAGGTTCCACTGAGCTATGCACCGAAACAGAAATTCTTGGAACGTATACGTGAGACCGAGAACATGTCTGATGCTAAATTAGCTGTTAAACTTCCACGCATGTCTTTTGAAATGACTGCTCTTTATTTTGATCCAACGAGACAACTACCAAAGACAAACAACTTTACACGTCAGGTCACAACAGATAGAACCAAGAGAACTAAGTTTTTTACATCTGTACCTTATATCATTAACTTTCAGTTAAATATTTTATCTAAAACGAATGAAGATGCAGTACAAATTCTAGAACAGATCATTCCGTTCTTTAATCCGTCTTATACAATCACAATGAAGCCATTTACTGACTATGCAGATATTACAGAGGATATTCCTATTTCTTTAATTGGACTATCTTTCTCTGATGATTATGAGGGCCAGTTAGAGAGCAGAAGAACGATTATCTACACTTTAGACTTTGAGATTAAAACCAGCTTCTTTGGTCCTATCTCCAACTCTGCTGTTATTCGTAAGTCAATTGTAGACTTTAAAGACTCTGATACTAGTTCCTTGTTGGAACGTATTACTGTTGAACCGAATCCAACCAGTCTGAACATCATTGGCGATAGCGATTTTGCAACAACTGTAAACTATATTATCCCAGGCGAAGGCGATAGTGCCTGATTATAAATACGAATAAAAGGGAAAGTATAATACCATGGGCACAAGAGCAAATGACCTTGCTAGTTTAATTACAACTGGTACCCAAATAGACTCTTCTTCTATTGGCGCTGGGGCAATCACTAATACTAAGTATGGTGGTACTTTGAGTGTAGATGGGAGTGGTAATGTTACAGCAGCTGGAACAGTATCAGATAGTGACGGAAACTTAAGAACGCCGCGGGCATTTACTATCTCTGGTAATACAACTATTACAAATGAAGGAACATACCTTTGTGATAGTGCAGCTTCTGCCTATGATGTAACTATTGGTGCACCAGGTATTGGTAAAATTATGACGCTTTATAACAATAGCACAAATTCTTTAACCTTAAATAAAGGTTCAACAGTAGTAACTATGAGAGTAGCCGGAGATAATGTTAGCACCAGTCATGATTCTGCCACTCTAGCTTCCTATAGTACATCTACAATTACCATGTTTGATTCTAACCTTGCCATAGTTTCAGGCACTGATATAACAGGTAATTAATTATTATGAGTTCTATTCTTCTTGCTACCACTAATCCTTTTGGTTTGGCTCCGTTAACTTCACTTCAACTTGTAGATTTTGTGTCTAATAACGGTGGTACTGGCGCTGACGCACTTCAGCCTATACCTAATTCTGTACAAGCTGGTGACATAATTGTATGTCATCACTATCCTCAAAGTACAGGTGGTGGAACAAGTTTACCATCCGGATATACACTTATAGGCGACAATAATGCAGATGGTTTTGTATCAATGAATTTCTTTAAAATTGCTGACGGGACCGAAGGGGGTACAAACCCAAGCGCTCTTACTGGAGCAGCTTTAACAAACTCACGAAGGCCAACATGGATTTTGAGAGCTAATAGACCAATTAATACAGCCACTGTAGCGCAATATGGCAATAACTACGGCGGTAGTACTTTAAATACGAGTAACCCTGGAGATATTACACTTCTTAGATCGAACTTTACTTATCCTACTATAGTAATGGGCTGGCAAACATCCGCAGAAAACCCGAATAGTTTGCCCGGAGATGGGTTTGATGTGGGTGCCGGTGTAATTACCCAAGCTTGGGATACTGCAAGTGAAGGTAAGTTTGACGGATCGGGAACTTATGGGCCTGCTGTTGCATCTGGAGCAGGGCTTGTAACAAGTGACCCCGGTTCAAATGTAGTAGTTGATGGCGTAGTTGGTAGTTATTCTTCTATTTACGGTGTCGCATTTAACGTAACATAAAGAATATCATGACACAACATTTCCATCCCAGTCACATCCAACAAGGTAAAATAGTTAGAAAGATAACAGAGAATGAGTAAAGCAGATAACCTAGCATCACTTCCGGTATCAAGTTCAAACATTGATATTACAGGATATGCCAAAGTAAGTTTAGTAGAGCTGGCAGACTCTAGTGCTGTAACCTTTAACATTTCTCAGGGTAATATTGCTCGCTGGAACCGAAACTCTTCTCCAGTAGATGCAACAAATACGTTAACAATCACTGGTACCTCTGGCGGTGCTCTTGATGGTGCTGGTTTCTCTATTATGGCATACAATGGAGATGCCAACTCAGATAGAAGTATTACTTTTGCTGGTGGTTCTGGTATTACAATTCACTATGGTGACTCTTCTACAATTACATGGGATGGTCCAACTAAACACACTATCATTTCAGGACTGGTATTTGACTCTGCAACACTAGTCATCAATAATATTGCGACAGTAGGCTCCGTCTAAGATGTTTCCTGGCACTTTTAATATGGCATTGGCTGGTTCTCCTACTTATGTGAGTGACGGTCTTGTTCTACATATCGACGCTAAGACTTTTACCACCGGCGATAGCACCGTTTCCGATGTTGAGGGTAGTGGTCGCACTATGACTGTAAACGGTGGGGTAACCAAGGAAGCATCTGATGGTGGGCGTTTTGATTTCAGTGGCGGGTCATCGAATGAATACTTGTCAACTAGCAATAGTGGCTTGGGAACTGGAAAAATACCATACACTTTCGAGATATGGTGCAACTTCGATAAAGTCGAAACCGATCGTTGGTGGTTAGCCGTAATCGGTGCATACAGTGGTGGTAACGTACATATGATCGGTACCAGTAATGGTGACTTTGGTACTTGGGACTATTCCTCTCAGCGGATTTCACTAACGAGTCTGGCTTCTCCTGGAACTTGGCAGCAAATCGTTCTAACAAATGATGGTGCCAATACATTTAAAGTGTATCAGAACGGCTTGATTTTCGCTACGAAAACAAATAACACGAATCACAACTTGACCAGCACGGCATTGAACATCGCCAATAATGGTGGTTACTCAGTTCAGGACTTTGACGGTAAGGTGACGATTGCACGTTTGTACAACAGAGCGCTGACCGATGAAGAGGTTCAGAAAAACTATAAAGCTAATAAACGTCGGCACGGATTGTCATAATACGATAAACAATACCTATACAATACTATAAATAGTTAAAAATGCACACAGAGAGTCGAATGAATGGCTAGAAAAAACTCAAATCTAATCACATCAGTTAGTGCTACTTTAGCCGACGGATCTATCGGCCTCAGTAAACTATCTACAGGCGGATTTACTCAGAGAAAAACATTATCTGCTGGTCAAACAAAGATTGCTAATTTAGACACTATTAGCATTAGTGATAGTTTTACTGAAGTTTACAAGAACGGTGTGTTACTTAAATTCACAACAGATTATACAATCGACTCTGATAATGGTATCACACTAACGTCTGCGGCAGATGCAAATGATGAAATTACTATTAGAACTGCTGTTGATAACGTTGCAAGTATAGTTGGAGATGCGGCAGTAACATCAGCTAAGATTGCAGATGGAGCAGTAACATCAGCTAAGATTGCAGATGGAGCAGTAACGAATACCAAGTATGGTGGCACAATCTCTGTAGACGGCAGTGGTAATGTTACAGCAGCTGGAACAGTATCAGATAGTGATGGAAGTCTTAGAACAATTGGTTCGACTACTTTAATCTCCTCTGCGCCTTATACCATTCCTTCTGGATCTTCTGGTAAGTTGTTTAGAATCGATACTGGAC